GCGAAGAAGCGAGAAGCTAGTATCGAACCCGCCACGGGGCGTGGCGCAGCCTGGTTAGCGCGCTAGTCTGGGGGACTAGAGGTCCCGAGTTCAAATCTCGGCGCCCCGATGCGAAAAGGCCCTGGTGAGAGGGCCTTTTCTAGTTCTCGCATGGTGCGAGGAGTCACTCGTCGGTGCCCGATCCCTGCCTAAACGCCAGAATCCTCGTCGTCGGACTCGGGCCAAACGGGTTCCCCAATGATCCCTTCTACTTCGCTGACGAGAGACTGGCCTGGCTGGTTGAACCCCGGATCGTTGCCGTTATCCCGCCAGTCGAAGGCAAGCGCCTCCGCCAGTTCACCGCGCTTGATCGGATCGCCCTTTACGAGCTCCTCCTCCATGTCCTCGTAATCGCCGTATCTGCCGAGAATCTCGGTTGCTGTCTCGTCGTCCATCTCAGGTCAATCCTCCTTCTGCCGCCTGAGCGGCGTTGTTGTCGAACGCGTCCAAGAGGCCGCGCTCGTACTCGACGGCGTCGGGCAGCAGGTGCCCGTAGGTGATGTCGATTTGCTCGACGCTCGTCCCCATCCGCCGCGCCAGCGCGAAGAGGCTGAGGCCGGCGGAAATCGAGAACGTCGCGTACGTGTGGCGCAGCGAGTTCGGCGGTCGGTGGGCGAGGCCGGCTGCCTTAACAGCGGGCGTCCATTCGTCGCGGCGCCAGTCGTGCAGGTTCAGATGCCCTCCGTTCTCGACGGGGAACAGGAGCGGCGTGTCGAGCCTAGGAGGGAGCCCGTCGAGCGCGTCGAGCACGCGTTGCCTGAGCGGCACCGTCCGCAACGAACGCGCTTGTTTCCCGTACAGCTTCAGCTCGCCCGCGGTGTAAACCCGCCGCACATGGAGGAGGCGAGCCCGGCGGTCGACGTCGCGCCGCTCGAGCGCGATCCACTCCTCCGGCCGTAGCCCGGTCCCCGCGACGATCACCGGCAACGGAGAGCCGAGCTCGTCGGCGACGGCGTCCACGTCCGCCCATGACTCGAACGCCAGCCGCTCCTTCCGCTTCGGCTCCGGGTTCGCCACCTTCACCGCGACGTTCTCGTCGACCATGCCGCAGGCGACCGCGTAGTGCAGCACTTGCCGCAGCGCCTTCGCGATGTGCCACGCGGACCCCGCTGGAAGCCGCTTCCGCCACGCCGCGATCTCCTGCACCTGCAGCCGGTCGACCCGCACATCGCCGAACGTGGACTTCGTGTGCTTCAGCCGCGCGGTCAGCGTGGCGATGGTGTTGTCCTCGGCGATGTGCTGCTCGAGGTACTCGTCGACGAGCTCGGTTAGGGTGATCGGGTCGCGTTGACGATCGAGCGCCTTCTTGAGCGCCTTCGACGCTTCCCCCTTGGTTTGGAAACGGCCCTTCTGGCGACGCTGGCCGTTCGCGTCGTAGTAGCGGTACGCCCACGACCCGCCGTCGAGCTTGAAGAGCTGGCCTGTCTGGACGCTAGGCATCGTCGTCCTCATCGGATGCGTCCGGGTCGACGTTATCCGTGATCCGAACGTAGTCGAGTTCGGGCAGGCTAGACCGCACGCTCGCGATGTGGCCCTCGACTTCTCTCAGCGCATCCGTCGCGTTCTGAACGAAGACGTATAGACGGCCGATGTCCTCCAACGTCGGCGCTTCCTTGCCGCCGAACTTTGCGATCCTTCCCACCGGGCCGCAAATCTTGACCGTGGCTCCCGCCAAGTCGTGGTAGATGATCCGAACCGCGCGCTCCATCTCTTCCTCGGTCGGCATCGACGCGAGGTCTGGGGCAGTGGTGGTCATGGTTCCTCCTTTAGCGCAAAGACCCCTTGGAGCCAGCGATTTGGGCGCCGACCCAAGGGGCCGCGCAAGAGAATAATCGCCAGACAGGAGGCTGCCCAAATCAGCCATAGACCGATCATGCCACTCGGTCCGGTTGACCACAAGTGACGCCGATAACGTCACGTGGCGCCACGCGGTGCTCCTCGAGCCACGCCAGGACCTCGCTCGGGCGGAAGCGCAGCCGTCCGCCGATCTTGAAGCTCGGGATCTTCCCAGCCTCGGCCCAGTCGACGATCGTGCCGGCGCTGAAGCCGAGCTGAGCGCCGAGCTCGCGAGCGGTGACGAGGCGCTCGGTCACGCCGACTCGCCCTCGTCTTCACCCGGCGGCATCGGTGGCAAAGACGCGAACCAGTCCTCCCAGCTCTCGAGCTCGTCGTCGATGTCTAACTGCTCGTGCTCGGGTTCAGGCTCGCGCGCGCACGCGGGGGAACTTGGACATCCGACTTGGAAGATGGATGTTGCCCCGCAAACCCGCATGGTTACCGAAGATGGATATGAGGAGTACCTACGCGCGCGCGAGAGCGATGGCGAACGCACTTAGACCGACTCCTCGGTGAGTCGCCAATACCAGCCGCCCGTCAGACTCGCCTTCTGGGCCTTCGCGAGCCCTGCCTTCCGCAACGGCTCGAGACCGGACTTGTAGACGCTGTCGTGGTTCGCGCCGAGCTCGTCCTTCGCGACCTCGTTCAGATAGTCGCGGGACTTCTCGCCCGTCTCGAGCTCGCGGAGGATCAGCGCCTGTAACTCGTCGCCGGAGACGCGCTGGCCGTGTTTCGTATCGCCAAGCAGCAGTTCATCGACCGACTTCGAGGACTCGCCGAGCGGCGCCGCGAGCGTGATCTGCTCGGTGAGACCGGCCACGTCGACCGCTTCAATGCGGAACGCTTGCGCTGATCCGTTGAGTGAGCGATTGCCGGCGACGACTTGAACGTGTCTGACTTGTGGGTCCTCGTCGTCGATGGCGATCATCACGACTGCGCGTGGCGTGTCTACCCACGCGATTGAGCCGAGGATGCTCGCGACTGCTCCGCGGCTGCGGTCTTTGCCGGGATGGCGTACGCCGATTAGGAGGCAATCGAGCTCATTCGCGAGAGAGTTGAGCGGTGAGATCGCGTATCGGACCTCCACGTCGTTGTTCGAGTTGCGGTCGCCGATGTGGTTTGCGACCGGATCGACGACGAGCAGACCGACCCCGCCGATGTCGGCTGCAATCGCGCGAAGTTGCTGGACGTCATCAGGGAGTCGGACGTGCTGTTGGATGACATAGCAGCGGCTGATCTCTGCGTTCGCGGCGACGAGCCGGGGCTTAAGGTCGATCTCGGTCGAGTCCTCGCTCGACACGAACAGGACGTTTTCGCCGACACGGCTGAGCCTTGCCGCGAGGCTTGCGAGATACGTCCCTTTCCCGGAGCCTTTCTGACCGGCGAGCAACTGGAACGCTGAGCGTTGCCATAGCGGCTTTTCGAGCCACTCGATCGACCGCATTTCTACCTTGGCCAGTGGTGTCGCCTCGAGCGCGTGCGAGCGTTCTTTTGGCGCGGGTTCCGAGCCGTTGAGGTTGGCCTCGAGCCGGAGCACGAAGTCGTCCGTGAGCACGAAGTGCGGTCCCTCCGTTGGCTCCTGGATTGCTTCCAGCGCCGCCGCTCGCAGCTTGTCGCGCCGGACGGCGATACCAGCGTCGAGCGCGGCGCAGACGTCCGGATGGTCGGACAATTGCATCGCGGCCCACAGCCGATCGCTCACGACGCCCACCGCCTGAGCGCGCGTTCGAGACGCTGCCGCTCAGCGTCAAGCCAGCGGCCGGCGACATCTATGAGTGCCGCGTATTCGCGCGGTGAGAGCTGTTCCCGTCCGGTCTCGAGTTGCCGAACGAGCAGTTGCAGATAGGCCTGGAAGCCGGAGACGCGGTTCACCGCGTGCCCCCGGCGCTTACGTGGTGTGGGTCAGGGTCCGCCGGTTTTCGGCCTGGTGAACGAGCGCGGCACGCCGCGCGGCGGCGAACGACGCGCCGGGCGACGCGGCGGACCGGGCGAGAGGCGCGACGGTACTGCGGCTGGCGTGCTCGTGCCGCGTCACGGAGGTCGAGCTTGCGCTCGATTTCACGGAATCTCCGCTCGAAGTCGAGGTTTTCAAAGTAATCCAGGCCTGGCGCGGTGACCGCCTCCGGATGGCGCCGGAACGCGGCCTGCAACTCAGCCTCAGTAGGCAGGTCCTGCGGGTGGACGACGCCGGTTACAGCGGAGGAATCCATGGCCTCGTCCCGGTCAATGCGCTCAACTTCGCTCTGCTCCTAATCTTCGTTGCCTTCCCGGACGCTGCTCGGAATGTTCGGCGGGCCGGTGAGCAGCCGACCCGCCGCCACTACCGAGCGAACGTCACCGGGACGATGACTTCGGCCTGACTTTCGGTTTAGAGCTCAGGCACGCTCGACTACCGTACAAATCGTGTCGGACGGCACCCGCCCGAACCCCTGCGCTTTGAGCTCGCGGCGAACGAGGCTCACGCCTTTGCTCACCTTGCCCTTAGGCACGCCGAGCCGGGCCGCCAGCTCCCCCTGCGAGAGCTCCTCGTCGCCGAAGAGCGGCCGAACCATCTCGAGCGCCGCCCGGCCCTCGACGGACATCGCCTCGGCGTCGATCTCGCGGCCACCGCCCAGCTCCGGATCCCAGTGGACCGCGTCGTGCTGCCGCGGGTCGTACTCCACGAGCTGACGTGCCGTCCCGTTTCGCGCGTAGCCGAACGTGCGACGCCGCCAATCGACGACTCGTCTATGCAAAATCCACGTGGCGTAGCCTGCGACGCGGTTCGAGCCTCTGCCGTCGTCCACCGGGTTGAAGCGCTGCCAGGCCTCCCAGCCGGTCCCGATCAGAAAGCAGAGCGCGTCGTCGTACTCGGACGGCGTCAGTGTCTTCGTCGGCCCGGAGATTCCCCCAGACGTGCGAACACCCTCAGCCAGATGGTCGTTGAGGACGTCCCGGCAGAGCGCCTCAAGGTCGCTGATGCAGTAGGAGGGACGGCACTCGCCGCTGCACGAAGGGTCGTGAAGCGTTACGACGTCAGCGAGCATCGACACCGCCACGACTTTCGGAAGCGGCTTTGCGTCCTGAGAACGACGGAACCCGCCGAAGCGGGTCCCGTCGGATGGAAATCGATCCCGAGACGGTTAGGAGAGTTTTCTCCTCCGCGCTCGACCGGACTTTCGGCGTCACTTTCGCTTGCGGGCGAGCCTCTTGGCTGCCTTCTTCGCCAGATACCGCTGCGACGCACCCGGATAGGCCCGCCGTAACTTCGCGATCTCCCTGTTCAGCTTGTGGTCACTCAAGACGCATCCTCCGTTTCTCGAAAGGTGGCTCAGACGATTTTGCGCCGCGCGATGGCGGGATATCCGCTCGCTGTTCAAAGAACCGGAGCGGCGCTGACACGTCCCCTGAGCGTCGGAGTCGTCTCCCTGACCCCCATACGCGCTTCGCACGGTCGCAACGCCCAGGAGGCACGTTTGACGACGTTCGACGAGGGCCTCAGCGGGCTCCGCGGCTGCTGTTGCATGGGCGGCATAGCGTGCGTTGCGGTCCGTCAGTGCCACCGTCGATGACGGGAACGAGATGGTCCGCTGTTAGGTCTTCGGTCGAGCCGCACTCCTCGCAGCGTGGGCTGGCTGCGATGGTGGCTCGTGCTCGTGCTCGCTTGGTCGTGCTGTTGTAGGCGCTGTCGCGGATGCGCTGGCACGGTGGGCAGTAGCTGCCGGCGCGGGTGCGGGCGCGGCAGCGGAGGCAGCGCTTGGCTAGAGCCATCCGAGCAGCTCGACGGGTTCGGTGGCCTCCGTCGCGTCGACGGCCATGCACAGAGCGACGATGGCGTCGATGTTGTCGGAGCGGTGTGACTTGTCGAGGCGCCAGCCTCGGCGTGAGTGTCGGGCGATGGCAGCGTGCGCGTGTGCGCGCAGTTCGTCGTTGTCGGGGAGTGTGAGGCGCTGCTCGACGACGGCGCGGTAGAGGCGGTCGGAGGCGGGGCACATCCGTGTGTCGCTCTGTGGGAACTCGGTGACGGTGATGCCTTCGCGCTGCAGCTCCTGCGCGGCTTGGCCGAACCGCCAGGGGTCGAAGACGAGCTCGCGGACGTTGAACTCGCCGGCCAGTTCGCGCACGTGGTCGACCGCGTCGAGCACGCCTTGGTCGCCGTGGTAGATCGCGCAGCCGACGTGCAGGTGTGCGTTGACCCAGACGACGGCGGTGGCTGAGCGTTCTCCTCCGACGTCGACGCCGATCGTGATGTCCTCGCCGGGTGTGAACTCGGGCTCGCCGACGCACGCTTGCCATGCGCCGGGTGGGAGCCATGCGCCCTCGGGTCCGACCCACTGATTCGCGTGGTAGCGGGCAAACGCGAGCGGCGGAAGTGACGCGGCCTGCTGGCGCAGTGCCTCGATCGTCAGCCAGCTCGCCGGGTTCGCCTTCTTGACCGTCTTCATGTCGGCTAGGTCGGCGTCTTCGGGGACGGCCCACTCGAGCATGCGGATGTCGGGACCGCGCGCATCGGTTCGCGCGCCTGTGCGTTGCACGTCGGGTGCGGCCAGAGCGCGAGCGCGGAGCTGGCCCAGCGGTGTGTCGGGGCCGCTGCCCGCCGTGCTGATGATGAGCAACTTGGAGCCGGGCCGTTTGATCGCGGCCGTCGAGAGCGCGATGTAGACCTCGTCGGAGGCGTGCGCGTGGAGCTCGTCGACGAGGGAGAGACTCGGCGTCAGGCCGTGCAACCTCGGCGCGTCGGCGGCGAGCACGCGCATGTGGCGGCTGAAGACCTTGGGGATTTCGGGGTTCTCGCAGTAGCGCAGCTCGTGATGGCGGACGACGAGGTTCGGGTGGTCGAGTGTGCGCGCGAACTCTGCGGCGATCTCGAAGATGATGCGGGCCTGCTCACGGCTCGACGCGGCGACGTAGACCGCCGCTTTCTCGACGCTGAGCAGGTGATGCACACCGATCGCGGCGAGCAGCGTGCTTTTGCCGTTGCCGCGCGGTAGCAGTCCGACGAATTCGCGCTCTGGGCCGGAGGCGGCTTTCGCGATGCGACGCTGAAACGGCTCGAGGTCGAGCCCGACCAGTCTGCAAAACGGCGCGAAATCCACGGTGTAGGGACTTTCGGCTCCGATAGTCGCCAGATATGAGACTTTTCGGCCGGAAAACCGAGGAGCGCACGCTGGCCTTGCCGGGGTGGCCGAACGACTGGAACCTCTACAACCAGCACGCCCTGGCGGACCGGTCGGGGGCGCTCGGGATCGCGGACGTTTACGCCTGCGTCCGCTGCCTGAGCGACGCCGCCGCGTCTGTTCCCCTGGTCACATACCGCCGGACAGAAAGCGGGCGCCAAAGGCTCTACTCGGGCCGGTTGCCGGAACTGCTGCAGCGACCGTCGCCGGGGACGACGCAGGCGAACCTCGTCGCGCAGGCGATGGCGCACCTAGCCCTTTGGGGAAACGCCTACGTCGCCAAGTTCCGCGACGCCGACGGGCGGCTCGAGCAGTTAGGGATGCTGCACCCGGACCGGGTCGAGGTCGAGCTCATCAACGGCGCGCCCCGCTACACCGTCTCGGACGCGAAGACGGGGCGCCAGTCGAAGCACGGCGTCGACGACATCGTTCACATTCGCGGCCTCTCGATCGACGGGCTGACCGGCCTGTCTCCGATCAAGCAGGCGCGGATGGCGGTCTCGCTCGCGGGTGGCCTGGGCGAGTTCGCGGAGGCGTTCGTCAGGAATGGTGCGAGGCCGAGCGGGATTTTGCGGCTGGTTGGGGGCGGCAGCAGCGATGCCCTCGAGCAGTTGCGCATCTCGTTCGAGAGCAAGCACGCGGGCGCCCAGAACGCGCACCGGGTGGCGGTGATGACCGGCGAGGTCGAGTGGGTGGCGATGGCCGGCCCGCTCGACGACCTGCAGTTTTGCGAGCAGCGCAAGCTCTCGACCGCGGAGATCGCGCGGGTCTTCCGTGTGCCGCCCTGGATGATCGGGGCGAGCGCGGGCGACTCGATGACCTACAGCAACGTCGAGCAGCAGGCGCTCGCGTTCGTCACGCACTCGCTGCGCCCCTGGCTCGTCCTGATCGAGCAGGCGATCTCGAACGACCCCGACCTCTGCTCGCAAAATCAGTACTGCGAGTTCTTACTGGACGCGCTCTTGCGCGCCGACTCGAAAACGCGCGCCGACATCTACGCGCTCGCGCTCGACCCGGTTAAGGGCTGGATGACGCGCAGTGAGGTCAGGCGCTTGGAGAACCTCGAGCCGGAGGGCGCCGCCGCGCCGACGCCGGAGCCGCAAACCACGAACGGAAAGGCGTTGATCGCATGAGCCAGATGAGCATGGCATCCGAGCAGCGGACGGTCGACGTCGACGTCAGCTCGCTCGACACAAGAGGGAAGACCGTCGTCGGATACGCGGCCCTGTACGACGTCTTGTCCGACGACCTAGGCGGCCACCGGGAGAAGATCGCGCCCGGTGCTTTCGCCGGTGTAGTGGGCGACGACGTGCGGGCGCTGTTGAACCACAACGCTGACGAAGTCCTCGGCCGCACGAAGAGCGGCACGCTGCGGCTGTTCGACGAGCAGAAGGGGCTGCGGTTCGAGCTCGACTTGCCCGACAGCCCGCTCGGCCAGAACATGCGGACTGCGATCAGCCGGGGCGACATCGACGGCGCCAGCTTCCGTTTCGAGGTGGGCAGCGACCAATGGGACGGCGACGTTCGCACCGTCAAGACCGTGAAGGCGCTCCATGACGTGACGCTCGCCACGTTCCCGGCCTATCCGAGCGCGAGCATCGAACTCAGAACGAAACCCACCACGAAGGAGGAACCGACCATGGAAACAACCGAGACCAAGGCGGTCGAGGCCGAGGTCTCGACTAACGAGCCCGAAGCCGAGACGAGGTCCCGCGGCACGCTGCGGGTGCATGACCGCGACGAAGGCGGCAAGTCCGAGGTTCGCACGTTGCTCGGCCAGTTCAAGAAGGCAGGATGGACACCGTCTGGCGGACGTACGGAGATCGCCTGGCAGGATTTCGAGGCCGCGTCCGAGTCCCGTGCGCTGACCTGGACGGGCTCGGTCGATACCGTCGAGTCGCTGCGCCGCGAGGCGGGGCCGTTCGGCTACGACGTCCGTTACGTGTGGCCTGCGTTCCCGCGGGTGCCTGTCGACGCTGGCGCGACCTCGGTGAACGTCTTGACCCAGACGGCGCGCACACTGCCGACCGCGGCGAACGTCGTCCGCGCGATCAACGCCGTGACTGCGAAGCCTGAAAGCGCATCGACGGTGACGATGGTCGTGACGAGCATGAAGCAGCTCGCAGCGGTCACCAGCGGTGTTCCGAACGTCATGCTCGAGCAGTCCGGGATCGAGTCGGTGATCGGCAACGACCTCCGCCTCGCCTACAACGACGGCCTCGACAAGTTGGTCTTGGACGGGATCGCAGGGGCCGGTTTCCAGGCACCGTCGACCGATCCGTTGTTGACGTCGATCCGCAAGTGCGTGACGACGCTGTGGGGGCTCGGTTATAACCCCGACACCGTCCTGTTGACGCCTGCGGCGTCGGAGACGCTCGATCTGCTCGTCTCCGGCATCTCCGGCGGGACAGCCGACTATGTGTTCGGCCCAGGGCAGTTCGCGACCGGCCGCACGATCTTCGGCATGAAAGTCCGGATCTCGAAGACGATCCCGGCCCCGGCGGTTGTAGACAGCCAGGCGCTAGGGAAACTGTACGTCGGGCCGGTCGCGCTCGCGACGTTCGAGGAATCCGCCGGCTCCACGAACAGTTCGCTGGTCCGCTTCGAAGGCTCGGGCGTGTTCGGTGTCGAGCGCCAGAACGCTGCAGTCAGGATCGCCGCGAGCTAGAGCGGCTCAAGATACAAATGTATCCCATCGTCTTGCTCAGCATCGTGGTGGCTGAAGCTGAGCCAGCAGTCGGCGACTTTGAACTCGCGGCCGTCGGACCACTTCACCTTGGTCCCGATCGGCAAAGGCAGCGCGCCCTCGAAGTCGTGTAGGTGGGGGTCATCCTGTCCGGGCAGGTGGAAGTACGTCGGCAGTGAGTCAGCGAGCTTCATCGTGGGTCCTCCCTCGTCGTCTGGACGAGAGCGTAGCCTCCTGGTCGTTCTAAGGACTAGTGCCGGCACCGCCCCTGGCGAGCGCCTCAAGGGCCTCCCGCGTCTCCGCAGCGTCACGGCCAACGTCGGGGAGCATGAGCGCCGCGAGCACGAATCGCTTCTGCTCTTCG